CCCCCGTCCACCCGAGCCCAGATCGCGTAATCCGTCCCCGCCGCCGGGCTCCCAGGCATCACAACGACCGTCGAGGCAGGAATGGTCAGTAAGGCCCCCAGCACCCCGATATAGAGCGGTTGGCCGGTCGAAACCGCGAACGCCCCCGTCTTTGTCCACGCCACTGCGTCGGGAGAGGTCTTGAGAAACAAGTTGTCAGCCAATGAGACCGCCGTGATAAGCGAGCGACCGGAATTGGTGGAGTCGGTGATGTCGGAGGCGGCATGTGTGTGGGCTATGGGAGTGCGGGCGTCCGCGAGACGGGAGTCGTTCCCAGCCACCGCATCGCCTGCACCGCCGCCGATAACGGGAGCGAATGTCGTTGGCTTCCCGGATACATTTGCCCAGGCTGGAGCCACCGTCGCGTTGATCGCTGAGCAGACTGCGGCCGAGTGGCCGGCCACCCAAGCCGCTATCGCCTGAGCGACGCGCAGTGGGGTCACCCACTTGGTATTGTCGGTCAGCTCCTCGGCCTCTGCCTGCGTGGCCTTGAGGTCAATCGCCCCGGCCGGCGCGCCTTCATCCCCGCGCCAGACATCGCGTGCGACGACGAGGTCGAACGTCTGCGAGCTGCGCACGGTGCCGCCAGCCGTCCAGGTGATCTCCGCCATGAGCGTGACATCGCCGGTCTCACCCGTGAATAGTGCGTTGATCTCCGTGGTGTTGAGAGAAAGTGAGAAGAGGTATCCCGCACCTTCGATAGATGGAGGTGTCCAGGCGGAATCCAGCGCGACCGGGTCTCCACTGTAGGTGCCCTTGACTTTGGCGGCCAGGATGCCGGTGGGATCGGTGAGTGTCGCCGACGGCACGACCTCCAGCTCCAGCAGATCCCCCCGCTTTGCGTCAATGCGCCGGATGCCGGTCGTTCCGCCAGCCGCCAGCGTGAGCAGGCCGGATTCTGTGTTGAGGTAGGTTTTCATGATTCGATTCCGAAAGCTGCGAGGAAGATGCAGTCGAGCGAGATTCCGTTTGCATCCTCGTTGAGTTCAAAGTTGGAGACTTCCAGGGGTGCAGAGAGAACGTCTCCGGGATTGCTTCCCTGGAGGGCAAGGCACACGGCCTCGGCGACCTGGTAGGCATCCACATCCGTCGAGTTGAGTTTCCGGTTTTCGACGATCCGCACGCGGACTTCTGCCCGCTGGAAGAAAAGGAACGGAGCGCCTTCTACTGGGGCGCTCGGCAGCACGGGCAGTATGTAAACGCCGATGGCGAGTCCTAAGAGAATGGCTTCGAGATCATTGAGGATCTGGCCGCGCTCGCGCACGATCACCGGAAGGGAGGGCAACAGGCCGCTGGCTTCCAAGAGCGCCTTGATGTCTTCCGGCATTTTTCCAAGCGTGCTCATCTTGTGATCTCCTCCCCGATTTTGCGGTTGTAGATATCCGCACATTCTTCAATCCCGCTGCCAAACATCCGGCGCGCTGGGAATCCAGGGTGGCGGACGGTGCGGGCGAAGTGAATGCCGGAGGCGTTGCCCCAGCGCATTGCCTTGCCATTGCGGGCGCGAATGGTATAGGGGCCGCAGCCGTATTCATGCACGGCGGCGTATTTGACATTTGATCCCATCGTGCTTTCGACACCTGTCCCGACGATGCGGGCCATAGAGACGCGGGCGCTTCCCCGGACCCGATGAGACCGCACGGCCAGCGTCGTCGCCCCCTTCTGCGAAAGTTTGTTCCTTTGGATATAGGAAAGCGTGAGCTGGTTTCCCTTGTCCATCCCCCGCGCCACGCGGGAAAGCAGTTCGCGGGGTTCCAGCCTATCGACTGCCGCCTGCACTCCTGTGATCTCGATGTTCATTGCGCGATCCTCCGGTATGCGGACATCACGTTTTTTACCGGGACGAGCAAGTCATCCTGCGTCCCCGCAAATCCGAGCGCTGCCGTGTCCTCAGCGAATCCCGCCTTGGCGCGGTCGGTGATCGAGCGGCGCTCCCAGAACCAGCGGCACTGCATCACCCAGGCTGCCCGCAGATCCTCCGGCAGCGGGGTCGCACCTTCCGGCATGGTGTCTGGCACTGTCTCGCCCTGGTCCCACCAGTAGCCGCCGGTATAGTTCAATCGGGCCATTTCCCCGTAGGCCCCGAGGTGCCCGAGGAAATCCACCTTGCCCGAAAGCTCGTTGACATTGGCTGGCATGCCGGGAACCGCCGCGAACCCGCCGGCGTAGTCCCGGCGCACCTCGACTGAGGCCACGGTTTCCAGGGGATACCGCCGCGCGATCCAGAACGATCGCTCTGCGGAAAACGTATCGACTTCCTGTGCCCTGGCAAACTTCCTCCCGCAAGCGGTCTCGAAGAGTGCCGCAACGCCGAGCCCGAGCGCAGCGACGGAGGCGTCGCTGTCGGTCTTTGCCACGTCGGCCGCCAGGAGCAGCTCACGCTTCAGAGTTTTGAGATTGGAGAGTCCGGCGTTCATATTTTTGTGTTCTCGCTGCTGCACCGGGCTTGAAGGCCCGATGCAGAGTGCGAAAAATCGCAGTTGAGGGTTAGGAGGCCGCTGTCTCCAGGCCGGAGACTGCACCGTTGGCCATGAGGCCGATGGTGAAGCGCTCCAGAGCGCGGATCAGGATCTCGTCAGTGGTGAACCCGGCTTCCTTGCTGGTGTCCATACGCACGCCGCCACGAGTGGCGAGGTATTGGTAGGACAGGTCACCGAAGAGGACGAACACCTTGGAGACGTTCGCGCTCGTCGAGTAGGCGGGCATCGTGTCCACCCAGTTGATCGCGTAGCCGTCGAGCGTCGCTCCACGGGAACCGTTCGCCTGGTAGGGTTTGTCACCGGCGGTGTTGAGGCCGCTGAGGTGCTGCTCGAAGCTCGGGTGCATATAGTATGCCCCCATGCCGATCACCGGGGCGTCCACCGTGGCCCGGATCGAGCGCAGGTGTGCCAGGGTGGTGTCGGAATACTTCGTTTTCGTGCTGGCCATCTGCACAACCTTGCTGTTGTCGATGGTCGAGAGACAGAGACCCTTCACGCTGCCGTTTGCTCCGCTTCCGGCTCCCGTGCCGATGAAGAAGTTCGTATCTTCCACCAGGGCGATCTGCCGCGCGCTGTAGCGGGCGACGAACTGACCGATGGCGATGATCGAGTCTTCATCCAGCTCGGAAGGCAGACGGACCAGGCCGCCGAACTTCTCGGGGTTGAATGTGACCCAGCCGATCTGCGGGCTCTTCTCAGTGACGGTGCCGCTCTGCGCGATCAACCCGAAGGCAGGATCGGTCGTGAGCTTAGGCAGCTTCACTGTGGCTGCACCGAGCGGGAACACCGTGCCGAAGCGACGGGCCGCGCCGTGAGCGCTGACAAGCTCGACCACCTGTGCGTTATACTGCACGGGAAGCGGGATGTCGGAGCTGGAGAGCGCGGTCTTGGGCTCGACTCCGAGGATGTCCTTGACCATGCCATCGTAGCGATCGCCGGCGAGCTGTCCGCCTTTGAGGCCGGCAACCACCGCGAGACCACCGAGGTAGCGGGCGCATTCCTCACTGACCTCACCCTTGCGGGTGGCACCTTTGGCAGCAACGGCGAGATTCGCCTGGCGCAGCTTCCGGGTGTCTTCGGCCAGCTTGTCGAACTCGCTTTTCAGCGTAGCGAGATCTGTGCCGGCCTTTTCGGCCGCTTCGATCCGCTTCGCGAGTGCCTCGCTGTCAGCCTGGAGTTTTTCAACCCCTTTGAGGACCGTGCTCCGGAATGTGTCATCTCCTCCGCCGCCATCTTTGTCGGCTTCGAAGAAACGCATTCCCGCACCGATCGGCATGATGAGGCCGCAGGCGTGCATGAGTTCCGGATTGTGAGCCATCGCGGGGATGGCGGTGATGGCGAACAGCGCCAAGATGGCGAGCGCACCGTATCTGCAAACCGCCGCGATGAAGCGGTGGTTCGACTTGGCGTTATGTTTACGTTTCATATTTTTAGAGTCTTTCAATTACTGCGTTGAATTTCCCGAGCCAGGCATGCCGCTGTTCCTGTGCCCGTGCTGCATCAGCGGCTTCGTCGGCTGCGCGGGCGGTTGCTTGCTTGTCTGCGGAAATGCTGTCGGCCAGAAGGTCGATGTCGCCGTCGGTGAGGACGCCTTCTTTATAGGAGTGGGCGAACTCTTTCAGGGAGCGTGCCAGGGCGGCAGGGTTCGCACCGATGATGCAGGCGCTGAGTTCGATCTGCTCCTGCTCCAGGTAAATGCACGAGACCCGCTTGGCGGTGGCGGCATCGAGCCCCAGCTCGGCGATCTGCCGGGCCAGATCCGCGCCGTTGTTGTCATATCGGGTTACCTGGCGGGTGGGCAGGAAACCGACCGAGACCGCTTTGAGGTGCCCGGCCTGAGTCATGGCCCATCCGATCTTGGCGATGGGGTTCGCCTCCGGTTCCCACTTCACGACCTCGATCAACTTGCGGCCTTCGATCCGGAAATCCACGACCGAGCCGAGAAGTTTCTCGATTGTCGAGTAGTCGTGGCTATCCACGAACGGCGCGTTTTTGGAGAAGTGGTTGAATCTCCAGCCATCCGCCCGGATGATCTCCCGGTAGTGGTCCAGGGTTTCATCGCTGGCGACGTATTCCACGAGCCCGCCCTGGGCGTCGAGAACCCGGATCTCCGGAAAAATGGTGCGTTTGAGTTGTTTCATGGGTTGAGTTCGTTTCGGAATGCCATTGCATACCCATTGCACAGCCCGACTATGGGCTTTTTGCCCGCAAGTAAGGGATTCACCCCATTGCGGGCGCTCAGAGGCAAATTTAGGCTGTTTTGTATGATCTTCATTTTTCTCCCTCGCTCGCCACCGAGACACAGTGGCAGTTGATGATCTCCGCTGGAGGTGCTCCGAGGCTTCCGTCTCCGGGATGCATGATGCTCGCCCCGCCGATGATGAAGGGTTCGCTCACCTTCACGATCTGGCCCCCGGCCGCCGCGTGGCTCGGGCGCACGTTCTCGTTGCCGCTCGTGAGCCATTCCTTGTATTCGATGCCGCTTTGCTCCAGGGCCTCCTGGCGGGCTGCCCCGTAGGCCGCGCTCGTCTCGGTCATCGCGATCCGCAGTGACCGCTGCTTGGAAATCCCGTTGAACTCGGCGCGGATTCGGGCCGCCAGCTCGTCGGTCGTGTCGCCATTGACAAAGCCTTCCTCCAGGCTCCCGAGGATCTGGGTATGGATCTCATCGGCGATGTTCGTGAAAAAGTTCTCCCGGCTCTTGAGGTAGTTGAGCGCCTTCGCCGGCGGCATCGTCCAGGGATCATCCCGGCCGACCTCTGCGAAGCATTGCTTGCCTGCGGTGAGCATCGCCTCCCGGCCCGCCTTGCCCAGCTCGACCTGCAAGCCCTGCTCCCATTCGTCCAGGTCAAAGATGAAATCCGCCGCGACGCTCTTCACGCCTTTTGTCACCCGGCCTAGCACCTCGGCCCGCGCCACCATGAGCTGGCGGTTGAACTTCGCCGCATACATGCGGATCGTTCCCTGCCTCGCCCGCCAATGTGCCGACCAGGACGAACCCGGAGCCCGCAGCGCCACGGCATTCATCTCCGCATGGTCCGCGCAGCACGGGCAATCTCCGCTCACCGCTTTCCGTTTTCCGGCTTTGAGAGTCTTGACCATCATTGCCACGGGATCATCCAGCGGCTCGGCCTGCGCTCCTGGCTCGGCCGTCTGCGCTTCCAGCGGAGCCCCGGTGGGCTGCACGGAGAATGGCAGGTAGCCTACCTCCCAGCCTTCATATTCATTGAGCCCCATGTCGAGGTAGCCGTTGATCTCCTGCATCGGCATGCCCATCGCCCAGAGCTTGGCGGCCGCGTCGATCCGCTCGCCGCGCACCTGCTGCATTGTGGGATGCTCGTCAAAGTCAAAGTAGGCCCGCACCGGCTTTCCGGTCTGCCGTGCGATCAGCACGTCCATTGCGCCGGCTATCGTATTTCCCACCGGCATACTGGCCCCGTGAATGAGCCGGAAATAATCGCTCGCGCTCCCGATGCTGTAGCTCGCCTGCACGTCGGCCATGCCGGGAGGAACTCCGAAGGCGATGAAGATTTCGTGACGGGATTGAAGGCGGTTCGCAACAAACGCCAGATCCGGCGGGGTGATCGTCGGAGCCTTCACCTCAATGTCCGAAGAGAAGAAGAGCGGCCGGAAGTCTCCGCGAAGCTTGGCCTGGCGCTTTGCCCGCAGTGCCGCCATGACCTGGTCGCGCTGCTCATCGGTGAGCGTGCCGTTTTTCGCGGAGATGTAGTCGCCCCCGTCGCCCTGGTTGGCATAGGTGTCCCGAGCGTAACGTCCGGCGAGGTAGTCGGTATCCGCTGCCATGCAGGCGGCTTCGATTTCCCCGAGCCCACGGAATTCATCGCTGGGGTTCCAGCGCTTCGCGTGGATCACTTGTTCCGGCAGCAGTGGGATCTGGCGGCCGGCGCTCGTCGTATAGACCCAGCCATGGAGTTCTCCGGCCACGACGATATGCCGCATGCGATCCGGAGCGGCCACGACGAACTGACCGCGCGGACCGTTCCCCCGCACAAGATAGGTATCGTCCAGGACCCAGAAGAATTCCCCGGCCAGCTTGAGCCAACCCGCCGTCGCATCGAGAAACTCCTCGTAGCTCATCCCACGGGCCGGATGCCGCCACCATTCGGCTAAGGCCGCGTCTTCATATTCCTCCTCGTCGATATAGAACTTGAGCCCCACCGCCTTGAGCGGCTGCGCCACAAGCCCGATAGCCGATGCCACCCACACGCTTTGTGCATAGGGATTACGCAGACCGGTCTGCACCGTGCCGTCGATGTCCAGGCCCCGCGTGAAATCCGTCATGAAGGATTTGCGGACAGCGGCGAGAGTTCGTGAAATCCAGTTCATACAAGCACCGCCTCAAAGTTTGTGACCGTCTTCCCCGCATGCAGTGCCAGGGCCAGAGCCCAGAACCTGTCGCAGTGGCCGTTCTTCCCACGCTCACCGGCGAAGCGGATGTTTCCGCTCGCGGTGGTTTCCTTGCGAATTCCGCGCAGGTCGGAAAAGATTGCCTGGCTGTCGGGGATGCGGACCGACCGGTCCTCGAATGCCGCGCGCACCGGATACGCCAGCTCCTCCTTCACCGGGCCGGTGAAGTGCAGGCCCTCGACCTTGTAGGTGCCGAACCGCTTCTGCGCACGCTCGGCAAACTGCCGCCCGAGCCCGGTCTGGTCGATGCAGCACCGGCGCACCTGCGGAAGCGCAAGCACCTCATACAGCGCCGCCTCCTGCGCGTCAAAGGTCTCCGCCTTCATCTCGATAACCAGCCGGGTTAAAAATACCCCGCCAACCTTCTCCATTACCCATATCACCGTGAGGTCATGGTCGCGGCCGACGTCCACCCCGACATAAAGCGGACTCGTTGCAGCGAGGAGATCCGTCTCCCAGATCTCACCCGCCGCATACTTGCACCCGTCGATCAGCTCATAGGAGAGGAATGCCGCCGCGTCGTCGCTGGCCACGCACATATACTCCTGGGCGAAAGACTCCTCATCCGCGCAACCCGCCTTGATGAAGTCAAAATAAGCCGCCTCGTCCATCCCCTGGCGCTCGTCGTCTGGCGGGAGCTTCCCCTGCAGCTTGTAGAGGAATCCCTGGTCGAGCGCATCCTGGAGAGTCACCCGGTGGAGCGAGAACCCTTTCGGATTCCCCTTGTGCCGGATCTCAGCGATCAGGCCGTTGAAGAAGTTCGCGCTACCGCGATGCGTCGAGAAGATTTCCAGCGACCCGCCCCAGGTGATGCCGGGATACGCAATCGAGTAGAGTTTCCGGGGATCGGGATGCAGCGCGAACTCATCGAGCACGCGGTCCCCGCGCTTGCCCGCCTGAGCATCCGGATTGCTCGACATGCTGTGCGCCCGCAGCGAGTTCGCAAATTGCAGCACATAGGCCGAGTGCCCACTGTCATCGATCACCTTCTCGCCAAGATCCGCTGCCGCCAGATTCAAGACCCCTGCAAAGCTTTTGCAGTCCTCAAGAAAGAGCCGTGCCTGTATGTCATCCCGCGAGGAGATCCACGCATCCAGGCGGGAATCCAACAGCGCCTTGCGCGAGACAAGCCCGTAGGCCGTCGCCCAAGTCCACCCGATCTGGCGCGACTTCTCCGCGATCTTGAGCCGTGAGGAGTCCTTCACCCACGCTGCCTGGTATGGCAAAAGAAGCGTGTTGCGCTTGGGGATACATTTCGCCGATCCGGGATGCTTCCTTTCATCCTTCATACTTCTTACTTCATCCTTCACAGCAGTCCCGCCGCCTCCTCGATGGTCTTGAGCGTCTCCGCCGTGAGCCCGCCCTTGGATTTGAGCCCCTCCAGCGCCGCCTTGGCCTTCGCCGCGTTCTCCTCCAGGAGCTGCACCCGTCGCGCCGCCAGGTCCCGGTCCATGTCCCGCCCCTGTTCCTTCAGGAGCTGGAGTTGAAAGTCCTTGTCCGCTTCGTGGATCAACGAAAGCGTCAGAAACGTCGCATTGCGGATCTCCGAGGCCGGAGCGTCGGGACGGTTGGCCCGATACCACTCCAGAGTCTGGAGCACCCGCGCGTTGCCGTTCTGCAATGACTGCTGCCGCCGATACCAGGCATACCAGCAGGAGAGCGCCGAGAGCGATATGGACGTGCCGAGCTTTGAGTGCAGCATGTCCTTGGCGACCTCCAACCCCTCTATGCACCACGTAGCGATCTCCGCCTGGGTTTCTTCCGGCAGGTTCGCCAACTTCGAATCGGATCTTGGCTTTTTCATGCATGACGCTGTGCGCGGCCTTTGTTGGTGAGGGTGTAGAGTTTGCCGTGGAGTGCATCGCGCACGCCGGTGACCCAGCGCTGCTGCTCGCAGAGAGCGAGCGCATCATCCCACTCCGAGACCATCACCCCTCCGGGGATGCGGGCCTTGACCTGGGAGTAGATCACCGCCTCGGCGGCCGGATCGTCCCAGCCTGCCAGGGCTTCCAAGATTTCTCGTGCGATAGCCTTCATTTAGATCAGTCCTTTCGTGTCCTTGAGCAGGGCGATGACTTCGTGCGGGATGCCGTTGATGCGACGGTGCAGCTCGACGACACGGGTTTCCCCGGCCCCGATGATCTCCTGCTTGTCGGTCTCCATCTTCGCCCGGATAAAGCGCACGTCGCGTTCCAGCACGCTCACGCGCTGGTGCAGCGGCCCGCAGGCAGCCTCATGCATGGGAACCGTCATCGGGCGCTCTTTGATCTCCACGTCGACCGGCTGCTTGAGTTCGATCTTGTCCCCGGTGCGAATGCTCTTCTCCAAGGCGCGGGCTTTGGAATACAGACCCAGCAGAATCCCGAGCGCCCCGACCACGCCCACCATGATCGCGTTGTTATCCACTTCGACGGCAAGGAGCGGCGTCATGCGGCCTCCTTGTCATGCAGCCGGGCTACGGCCCAGAGGTGGATCGCTTTGGACCGGCGCAGCCAGCCCTTCAAGAAACGGTTATTCTTCGATTTCGTATGCGCGAGGTTGAGGTAGAAGAGTTCCCGCTGTGCCGACAGA